GGCCCTGCACCGGACAATACAGTGGGCCAACCTGGGTTGGCTGAATATTTTTGGCATAACTATATACTGCAAGTGTGTTCCCCACCCCACGGTGAGGAGGAGCTGGTATCAAGGGTGATGCGACGGCGGGTGACTAGTCCGCCCGTTAAACCTGTTTCCCAGGATCCAGCACCTATACCCAGCAATCTCCACCACACTAAAGTAACTACCTGGGAAAGTCAGTTAAGCCCCGACCAGGTAGGGTCTGCTGGTTGTCAACCCAGCGGGAAATACGCACGCCGACAGTGCGCCACCTTGCCTAAGGGTGGAGTTAGAGTGGGCTGGCTAGGCCCCGAGACACACGTAAGGGCACTCACGCGGACAAACACTTTACCCCCCCCCTCTTGCAAGTTCTCCGGGGCTGGGTTTTGCTGCTCCTGGCTAGAGCTGGGCCGCTACGCGGCAGCCGCACTGCACGTTAGGTGTAATAGCCGTGCCACAGCTAATACACGTTGTTATGCCCGGTGCAAGAGCGGCATAGCGTTGGCTGGTCGTCCCCAGCAGCGCTTGTTCCTTCAACTGCGGCTGGTTTTTCAATAGGTCCGATAGTGCCAGCCTCTGGACTGGTCTTACAATCGGCAGTTGAGGAAGGTAATTGTGAGCCCGATGGCTCACCTCGGGCTCCCACAGGAGAAACAGACTGAAGGCGCTTCCGCCATTCAGAGTGGCTGTCCCTAACTGCTCGCAAACAATGTTGAAGCAGCGCTCCCTTCCTGACACCATATCCGATAAGGGTATCGAATAGTGTGGCCGAAAGAGCACGAATTGCTGCCCCCTGTTCAGGGGTAAGCTTGCTCTTCCGCACACGTCGTTTCCGTTGGGCAGGATTGGATCGGTGATCCAGAGGCTCACCGTCCCGGGGCAATCGTCTGGGACGTGTGGGACGAACACCACCACCAGCTGCGGGATGAACAACAGGCCCCCGGTGTTTCGGGTTGCCTTTCGCATGAGTAGCTTGTCCCGCATGGTCCTGTGGGCCCTTGGGGGCAGGAGGGGTACGCACATTGCTTTCGCGTTTACGTGCACCGGGATGATTGTGCCCATCCCAGAGTCGTCCAACTCCTGTCGGAGGTCGCCTCCCAGCGTTTGCAGAAGCTCCTCGCGGCTGTTTGCTCGTATCTGGCGTGTAGACATTGAAAACGTTGGTCATAACGTTACCCTCGCCGGCGGGGACTAGTACGCCGGCAGGAAAACAGACCACAGTCTCGACAAACAGCCCCCATTCAGTAGACTAACGCTCCCGTCTTGCAACTACAACGCGGGCTACGGCCATGTCCTTGAGGCGGACGAACCGTGGGAGCACCTCCCACAACTGGGTTATTTAAAGTTGGTTATCCCAGTACCAACGTATGCGGCCCATCTAAGTGTAGAGCGTGTAGTCCCTGATGGGGGGGTCCAATCCCATGGCGTGTGCGTACTGTATATCCTCCAATGATCGGGGACACCATGGGTGACTGCTGAGAGCACTCAAGTTCTTTTCGGGTTCAAACCAGTGGTTGAACAGGTGCTTCTCGGTCTTGAGCACGGCAGTCTTCTTGGTTGTGCCGGGTTTACCAAGAGAGTCATAGGCTTGTTCAATAGCAACTTGCATGGATGGCACAATACCGAAGGCGGTGGCGAAGCTCATCCTAGCCTCCGTGGTTATAGCCTTTCCACTCATATCCATGCCTGTAGCAAGGTTGGTCATTCCACATCGGTAAAGGGGATGCCCCTTGATGCCACCAAAAGATGGCCCAGAGGCGCGTATAAGCCATTTGTAGAAATTGTCAAATATGGGAATACCCCCAGTGAGGCTTAATCCACACTCACCGATAGCGCGCCACCACAAAGGCAGCTGCTCCCATTGTATGACACTGTTCAAATCCTTGGCTATGCTCGTGATCTGGCGCACCATTCTCCAACTCTCGCCGTCGAATACAGGCTGAGTCTGGCAGAATTCCAGCTTTTCCAACGTGCGCACTGGCGGCTCAACCTTCATGGTGAAGCCTAGACCACTGAAGTATCCCCTTACGGCAGCGTTAAACCTCTCCAAATGCTCCTCCTCAAATATGACAACACAATCATCACCGTTGTCCATCAATTCGTGGGGAATATTGAGGTCTACGCACAACTGGCGGGTCATGAGGACCATTAAAACACAGTTGCCAAGCGCTGTATCCATGTCACCGCTCATGCGGTTTCCTTTAACACGATACAACACTATGCCGTCCTTGGCAGTTCCGATGCCTCTGTTGACGTACATCATATCGAGGAGACGATGAAACTCCTCATGCTTTATGAACTTCTTGTACACAGAGTGGGTGAACCGCAGAGCCTCAACCGACACATGCTGATCGAATCGGGAGGCATCCAACCCTACGCAAACTGGTTTCTTAAACAAGCTCCATTTCTTTGCAATTATCTCTCCAGTTTGCATGGCATTGAACCCCTTGGCGACGCAAGGGTACCTATACAGCTTTCCTAGCTGCTTATAAAGCAGCGGCTCCAGTGGCTTGATGTATTTCGCAATGGCAACATTAAAGCGCGGGTCACGTGGCTGGATAACACGTGGCGCAGGATCAGGCTTGACGTGGAAGTTCACCTTCTCGGCTTTAATGAAGGTGGCAACACGCGCATCCCGCTTTGTGAGTGGGTTGGCGTATACAGACTCCATGGCTTGTTGATAGCGGGTCCGCAGACGCCCACTATAGGAGTCCACCACCTGTTCCATTGTCCATGGCCTAATGCGAAACGTTTTCAAGCAGTCTACGTTAATCTTCTGGAAAGCTCCGGCCACGGGTGTTAGGGGCGTAGTCCCCTTGTTGTCAGTGAAAAACACCCGCTCATTAATTCCCCTCACGAGGTTATTAAGGGAATTATTGTGGACCCCAAAGTCTGCTGTGGGGCAGACCGCATTTATGAAGTAGCTTGTTCGGCCCACTGCACGGGGACGTGCAGCAAGTTTGACACGCATATGGGGGCTAATTATCTCCGGGGCAACCTTGGTTTCAACCCCATATCGTGCCTCAACGTCCCCTAGCAAAAACCCACATTCCCGGTGGCATGTACCATGTCCACCAGGGTCGGGGTGAGCCACATTTTCGTGGCCTCAACGCTCGTGTACCAGGCCTCGCTCCTGGTGGCACGGCAACGGTCGCTTAGTATCTCTCGTGCGACCCTTCCTCCCAGCTCAACGTTGGCCGGGGTGGCTTGAGGGCGTCCAAACCGACGCCGCAGCTCCATTGCTATGGCCGCGGAGTTCATATACCCCATGGCAGCACCGCGCTCCTCAAGCGGCAGAGTGGGACCCTCAATAGTCGGGTCACAAGGCTGCTCTGCTTCAGCCACCATGGTCGCAAGCTGCGCCATGGAGTGGAAGACTGTACCGGCCGCAAATGGTATGACCTTTGTAAACAAATAGCCAGCCAGTAGGTTCCCAGTTTCCACAACCGCAGCTCCCAGTCTTTCAACGGGGCTGCGTGATTCTTCCCACCCGGGTGTGTATCCACAGTATATCACAGGGGCAGGGGCTCGTGGAACCTTAATCACGAGCGGTTGCCATGGCACCAAGGCTCTGCAGGGGTTGTTGCAGTACCCTGATGGGTAGTGCGGCCCATAGGCCTCCTCCTCTCCGGTCTGCGGCAACTGCAGTCCGGCGATCTCAGCTTCAATCTTAAGAAGCTCATGAGCAGCCCCCAGATATGTTTCAAGGGAAGTGGTGCTACTCGCATCCCCGCTGACTCCGGGGGCATCCTCGCTACCGGCAAGGGCATCCACAGTACTTCTGTGGGAACCGTCCAGTGGGATTGCCACTGGCCCGACCTGTGGTTCTGCCACAGGTAACGCCTCGCAGGCGTTTGTTGGCTCACCCGACAGTGGTATGTACACATCAGTTTCGATGGTACCTTCATACCACTCGTTGAGGGTGGCCTGGTGTGCGTCGGTCATACGTTGTTGGCACACCAACAGGGCCCACTCTTCGTCGGCAAAGCGGACCATTTCAGCTCTTGTCTTTAAAGTGGCATCGGGCCGCCAATGCGGCCGCAAATACTTAAGTAGAGCGCTCATGGAACGATGTCGGTCGTTACCCGGGAAACGATATGACCGTTATGTAGGGAAGGACGCCCTGCAGGTAATGGTCACGACGGAGAGAGTGGCTTGCGCTGCGCACTGAACCC